AATCAGCAAAAAAGTCATCCTCTTCAAAAGCCATCACTCATACTCCTCTTATAGACCCCATCGGCCTTTGGTTGCATCCCAGATAGTATCACAATTAGCCTTAGTAAGTGGTGTTTCGCCTGCCCAACAGAATAACCCGCCTAGTCTGCCGCCAGAGGCTAGTGGTCCCGAGCCAGTCTGTGACCAAACCCCGATTTGCCAGCCTGTTGCGTCTGTAGAGGATGGCGAACTGTAACTCGGATCCCAAGTGTCGGAAGAACTCACTTGATTGTAGGCCCCATTGAGATAGAAAAACCCGCCCGCAGCGCCCGCGTTTTCGTCGATACTAAGGCCGCAAAGGTTCCATTGGCTTGTCGGCGTTGTGGTGCCAGCCGGACCCTTTACAAGGCAGTGCCCACCAGACAATTTTTCAACCTCAAGCATATGGGAGTTGGTCGCCGCTGTTCGCCAGCTAACTCCATTCACGACACTGCCATTGATTGTCGTCACATAGCCCCTGTTTGATGGCATGCCCGGATTGTAAATCCACAATAAGAACGTGAACTGTGCACCTTCCTTATGGCAGTCCTTAATCGACTGAGGGATGGTTGCAGCCTGAAAGTAATTTGTCCCATCAGTCTCAAAATACTCACTAGAGCTAAGACCTCCCGGCGTCCCTATTGGCTCGGGCTCACCCGTACCGCTTGCGTTGAAGTCGTTTCCGGCGGGGGATAAGTCTATCCATACATCACCCGAGCCGGGATTGCTGATGATTGAGCCAGCATCAAGACAACAGACTAGGCCAGACGTTAGACCAGCATCCACTATGTCCTGATAGAAGTTGGCTTCACTCGCGGCGGCGCCACCCGGCTTAACGCCGGGGGCTACGTGATGCCGGGGTGTCAGCAACGAAGCCGGCCAGGTTCGGGTGACGCCTTTGGAGGCATTACCAGCTAACACCCCGACTTTATGCGGTACTCGGAAGACCATTACGAGATATACCTATTCACGAAGCCCCAAATGTTGATCGTGCCGTCCGCAGTCACCGAGGCTTTCCAGATCTTCGAGTTGCGTCCAGGTAACCCGGGGACGATCAGAACAAGACCCTTAAGATCATCCGCGGTGATGGTATGCGTAAACTTGCTGCCCGTCGCCGTGGTTACGCCGAAACGAAGCGTAAGTTCCTTGGCAACAGTCGCTGTACTATACGCGTATAGCCACACCTCATCGATGCCCACGTCGGTCGCGCCGACCGTTACGCAAGTGTGAATGACGGGACCCAGCGTGGGTGCGGTCCCCGATACGACAATGCCCTCTCCGTCGGTACTGCCGGACAGGGGAAGCTTTACATAATTACCCATTAGCTGAACATCCTATTAGCTATGACCGAGTTTCGATGATCGGGCGCAAACTTCGCCACTGCCGCGATATCGGTATCAGGGTCGATGTACCACTGGGACTCACCAGTGATCTGTTTGATGAGATAACGAAGCCTTTCAATCTCACCTGCGAGCGTCGTAGCCAGACTCACCGAAGCCGCCGGATATGGGTCTGTGGTACTCTGCATTTCCGTAGCGTTGGTGGAATAGTCATCCATCATCGTAGTGATGTGGTTCGTTATATGGTTTGTATGATCGGCGTTGTAGATCGCCGCCGTAAGCGTCAATCCAACTGCACGATCCGTATGTGAGTATAGTCCTGCCATTAACCTTTCCTTACGTTGTCAGGTCGGCGATAAGCCGCTCGGACCCACCATGCCTCACGATTGACATTATCCCCCTCCTTCTCCCATTTGTCAATGTCCGCGGCGTATAGAGGCTCGAGCACGTCGGCATCAACAGATGCAGCGCAGACCTTACACATGGGGGTTTCATACCGCGATCCGTCGTCAAATTCTATAAAGATGGTGGTATACTGGTTAGTTTGCATAAGCACGGGAGGGCCATGCTCCCCGGGGATCATAGAACAGATAATCGTACCGCAAATCTTACAAGAGACCTGATCAATCAAACCTTTGCGATCCCTACGCACGTGGTCTTTTTTCTTAACTCTATGCGCCTGCCCATGCGCGTCGGCATTCACAACACGGGCACGAAGATATCTTCGGGCTTCTTTCTGTCTAGGAGTTTCTCTTTTGTGCGCCCTCATGAAATCCTCTCATCGCCGGGCTTAAAGTGAAGATAGAATTTCGAAATGGAGAAGTCTTGTCCAGCTCCGTTGTTTGATCCGATAAGGGAGAATCTTCGCCCCCCTCCGGTTATACGCTTCTTCTTGTTTAGGATATTCGAACCTGAGAGAACATCAGTGTCGAGAACAAAACTCCCAAGAGCGGAACCAGACTGCCCCATATTGAACAGTAAAGTCTCTTCAAACGTATCATCCCAGTACGTATCAACCGAGAGATTCCAATTCCCCTGCGGCTCGACAACTAACTCAAGAAACTTTCCATTCTTAACCTTTGTGCCGAGTTCTTGCTGGATGTGAGATAGATCAAGATGGGGGGACTGAAACTTGCCGGTGTATCCCGCACCGTCGTGAGATCGACCCTCTTGATCCATAATACGAACGAAGCCGCCCTCATCCCCCGTACAGGGGCGAGGAACGTTGTCTGTATCCTTCCGAAGCCAGAGGGATTCTCCCGTCTCGCGGTTCGCAAAGCCGAAGCGGATAAGGTCTGGACGGTTGAAATCTACAATGACCCTTCGATTGTTAACAGAAGATCCAGGAGCCGGAACAGAGAAGTGAGCCTGCCTCTTCGCAGCGTAGAAAACCCCCCTTGCGTTGGTCAGCCCAGAGAGTTTAGAATTCTCCCGCATGAAGCCGGCAAAGTTCTGTGCGTCTGATACCGCAGATGTTCCAAGATTACCAAACTCGGTGATGGCTGAAATAAGATGGAAGTTCCCACCCGGATCGATAAAGAGAACATCATCGTCTACTGCGACAGCACCGTGGGGGCTAATACCCCCGATGGTGTTACTGATCGGAGCGACACGCCAAGCTGACAAGGTTGTACTTGAGGTATCTATAGCATATATCCCAAAGGGGTATTTCCACAATATCAAGAGGCCCTTGAAAGAAATCCCTCCGACGATCTTCTCACCGACGCCGGAATACACAGCAACGGAGCCAGCATCCCCGCCGGTGAAGTCCTCATGATCAGTGTCTTGAGAATAATACGCCCGGTGAGGATCATTAACGTTGCCCCATCCCCACATACGTCCTTCGTGAACAATACCTCCGGTGGGCTGATTAGCTCCAGACCAATCTGTCGGGGGTGTCGACAACGCAGCGGTTGTGGCTCCATCCGCTGCGAGGACCTGGACAGCGTTTACGCCGGTAAAGCAGAAGAGTTTCCTATCTACCGCGGCGGCTTCCTTGCCACCTTCCACGAATAGTGCGTTGGCGGGGGTTAATCCACTGGCGAGGGTAACAGTAAAGTCACCGCCGCCAGTATCTTTGTGCAGCTTCCCATCGCTGGCAAACACAATCATCCGCTGCGTGGCAGTCGTAGGCCACCAGTCATGACCCCCTTTTATCGTAGGAGTGCCCGTTATCGCAGATGAGTTATACTTGCTTGTACCACCCTCCTTCTGGAGAGTACCATTCTCGTACGTTAGGTTTTCTGCAACAAGCAGCTGGGAGGGCCTAACCTTGGATTGGTTAGCCGAGCCGGTTAGACCCTCCGTTCCCAGGGCGAGCTCTGCTATCAGACCTTGAAATGCCATAACTCATAACGTGATGATCAGACCGCTTTCAGTCCTAAGCGGCCCTCTCATCCGTCCTAGATCTCCTTGTCGTGGAGTGATTTTGCCAAAGTTACCTCCGCCCATCCTAACCAGGCGGCGACGGTTCTCCTTCGCCATTGCGACAATACCGCTCTTTGCGAGAGCAAGGGCATCCCCTGCCCGACTGTCATCTTTGTCGACCAAGAGGAAAGCAAGTCCCCAGTCGGCGAGTATCTTCCGATATTGGCGGGGAACAAGTGGAGCAGCGCTGTCATCTGCGAGGTCTGACGGCTCCGCGGCGTATTCATAGTCCACCTTGATGAGGTCCGTACTCTCAGTGCCTCCCGAGTGGGAGAACCTCACCGCTTGTTGTGTAAGCATAGCGAATTCGGCAGGAACCCCGGAGCCGACCTCATTCAAAGGCCACTTTCTCCGAAGTTCTGAAAGTTCGATATGCTCGATATCTTTTCTACCGTCCTGATATGCGAACATCGGAGCGGAGAGATAAAGGACATCGCTTGCGAGGGTGTAATCCAGCTGGACGACCTTATATGACGCTGTGCCATCGGTCGGACCGGTGTAGACACTCTCCAAAGTGGCGCCTGTCTCCGTGGCCGTGTGCGCGGAAATAATAAAGACGTCAGGATGATCGTCGATCTTGACGTGCCGTCCCGCGACGGAGGGGGTCGGCCCAGATGAGAAGGTAATCGAAGCGCTGTTGTTCGTAACACTGACGGTGCCGGTCGTGATCTTGGGATTAAGGGTAAGAACACCCTGATCGTCTTTCCGAAGCCACCACCATACCTCTTGTACGTTTGGGTCCAGCTCCGAGCCGCCTGACCAAATACCTTGATATGCCCGGTTAAGATATGTGAGAGCCTTGGCGTCGTAGTCAGACGTACCATCGGTCTTCTCTCCACCCCGCCAGAGAATATCTTCAACGAGATCAGCTGATGTAGTGTACTGCGCCATCAGGCGGTACTCCAAAATATACGGGCGGCGAGTTCCCGGACGTCCATCGTCCCGATCATCATGCGCTCATGCTCAAGACCAACGGCAGCCCACGTTCGAGGCTCCCACTCGTGGAGACGCCACATATCGCGTAGGCGAGCGCGACGTCGGAAGGCCCGTCTCTGTCTTCCTCTATCTCTCCACCGTTTGTGGCGAAGGCTCATCGGGAAATAATGACTACGTTGAGAGACTCTCCCGCGGTGACGGTCTCATACCGAGGCCGAATATACAACGGGTTCTCCCGGATCACCTTCATCATGCTTGTCACGATGCCGACATAATCCAAAAGACCATCGGTGGGAGTAGTCAACGTGGTCCACGGCCCATCGGATGGAGCACCATTAGTCCCTTCGATGATAATCCGACTTGTTCCGCTGATCGTCGACGGGGCTTTAATATGGACCGTTTTATCCGGCAGGTGAGGGGCGTCGAGGAAATTCCCGACACCGGAAACAGTAGCTGTCCACTCCATCTTCAGCACGCCGCGCTGAACATACGAGCAGGAGCCAAGAAGAGCAGCGATCGCTGTAACGGCCATGATAACTCTCCATCTGGTTTATTCACATCATGTGAATACTTTAGGTGGGACGCACGAATCCCGGGGAGGCAGCTTCAGCCTCCTTTCGTGTAACTCTTCGACCGGTGTATTCTGTAAGGACGTTTAGATTGGGAAGACCCTTCTTTGTCCAATGGGCATCGTCGGCGATATCGAGGTCTTGAAGGGCCTTCATTAAGGCGCCGTCAGGAACCTCCGATTTCTCTTTCGGTCCAATCGATGGCCCCGGCTCAGGCTCCGGTTCTCCAGAAAGACCGATGTTGGCGAGGGCCTCCGATGTCATCCCTTCCAACTGTTTTCGCACCCATACAGGTACATCTTTATCAGCGACTTTGTCCCCACCGTCGGTGTAGAACCTGCCCCGCTGGATACAGATCGGCGCCTCGCCTTTCATAACAAACCGGGCGTAGGGAGCCTTACCGACCAGCATCATCTGATTGGTCTCTTTGTTTCGCTCGTGAGTGTGAACACCTACTAATTCTAAGGGCATCACTTAACCTTTCCTTGTGCGGCTTTACGATCGGTTTCCTGCTTCTTCTCAGCAGCCAGCTCGTCCAAGCGGTGATAACCATAATACGGCCGACGAACAGAACCGTCGGGCCACTGCTTAACTTTGTTCGCATAAATCATAGTCGTGGTTCCCGGCAATCCGTGGGTAATGTCGTACATCTTACATCGACCCAAGAGATACGCAACGGCCATCCCACCCTCTTCGGCAGTATTCCCGTTGGGATATACGAAATCGGCGCCGAATAGAGTAAACTCCTTGACGCGGATATACATCGCGTAG